ATACTTCCGCGCTGGCTGGTTCTTCCCCGTCCGCGTCTTGCATTGCGGACAAATCACAAACGGCACTTGGCGCTGGAGATTATCGATCTCCCCGGCTCGCTGTAACAGCTTCAATTCCTGCCATCTGTTCGCCTCGCGTTTGCTCTGGAATCGTATACCGTCAATCACTATTGTCTCGTTGTGATACTTGTTCATCGCGTTTCTCCCAGCACTCGCACGTCCCGTCAGCATCCACGAAGTCCGACAAGTTGTCTGATTCGTCATTCACGCAGACGGATGTATAGTCATCGCTTCGCCATTTGCAGTTCTCACACCGCTTGTCCATAATTTCCTTCTCTTCAAACACCTTGCAATACTCGTCCCCGTTCCTGCGGCAGTCATAATAACTGCTGTCCTCTCTCGTGCACCAATACTGATCCCAGACACTCGTGCTTTCTGCGTGTTTGCACTCCCGGCATACGCCTTTACACTTGCCCATAATTGCCCTCTCTTCTCGCTTTCTTGCTCAGTCCGTACACCTTCGCCAGCCGTTCGTCCATCTCAACGGGTTCAAGGTGGTATCTCTGCATGAACGCTTCGTTGCCGATGCTGTGAAGCTCGCTGTGGTGTTCCCTGCACAGGGAAAGCACCATGTTTCCGATCTGAGGCTTCGTCTGCCTGTTGTAGCCCATGCCCACAGCATCGACATGATGAAGGTCTGCTCCGCGCCGCCCGCACACACAGCATTTTTTGTAATACAGGCTGATGTATACGGCGTAGGTTATATCATCGCAGATTTCCCACAGCGGCTTCGGCATTTGTACGCCCTCTTTGATGATGATACCGACCAGCACGTCTATAAATGCGCTCGCGTCTCTCATCGTGGCTGTTGATAGGTGGAAGTCTCCGCCATGCACAGCAGAGAACTCGAAGCGCTGTTGCTCGTAGACTTCTTCCTTGCTCGTGCCGTACTCGTCTCCGATATAGGTCATCAACTGCCACGCAAGGCGGTTCTGCTCATCTGAGCGCAGTCTGTTATCGTGCCATTGCACCGTAACTTCATCGCTCAGATTGTCCACGGCAGGGCGGCTCGTCTTGACGTAAACGATACCGCGCTGTTCATAAACCCTTCCGACTGTCGTTATCATGACGCGCTCTCCTTGAACAAATCATCCACGCCCAGCTTCTCAGCCATCTCCGATTCTTTCCAATCGCGCTGTTCGTAGTCCTGAGCACGGAGCACGCGCGGCTTTTGAACAGGCTGTGCGCTGTCGCGCTGTTCCCACGTCCGCACACAAGCGCGCCAGTCCTTCATTGGATTTTGACCCACCTTCCAGCCTTTCGAAGCATAGAAGTCAACGAATCTCTGAGCGCTTACGCTGTTTCCGCGTTCCTTGCAGTAAGCTTCCACCTCTTCAACGGTCGGTGGTGAAAAGCGCGTTCGCTTTTCTTTACTCCCCTTTAGGGGAGTTTCTTTTATAATATCTATATTCTTATTCTGTGATGCATTTGCATTGCAAATTGTGCTACTTGATGCACTTGCATCATTTTGCATACGTTTGCTTGCATTTGCATCGTTTTGCATCCATCTTGCTCTTGCGGCTTCTCTGCGCTTTGCCTTCAGTTCTTCTTCTTTATCTTTCTGGTTGGCTTCTTTCTGTTTGAAGGATTCTATTTCCCCCCGCAACGCTTCCAGAGCTTGCCAAATGACCGGGTCTTCTCTTCCATTGCTACCGTCATATTCCTCACCGTGCCGCACATACGCAAACAGGGCTTTAATGAATCTTCCGGCTTCAGCATCGGAGAAGCGCTCTATTGACGCACCCCAGACCGTCTGCATCTTGAACCAATCCATTGTTTACCTCACTCCCACGGCAACTGTTCGCCTGTTACCTCTACGAATCCGCCTTCCGGCTTCCGTTCTTCTGCTTCGCCCTTCGGTGTCAGGAACTCGACCTCATCCGCGTTGACCTCAAGACTTGCCCTTGCATCACCGTTCGAACTCTTGTACGCGCTCACGCTGACCGTGCCAGTCACAGCTACCTTGCGCCCCTTGGCTAAATACTTCTGGCAGTTCTCGCCCAACTGCCGCCAAGCAGTCACACGGAAGAAGTCTGCGCCCTCTTTCCGGCGGTTCACAGCGACCGTGAACTGGCACACATTGTCGCCCTTCTGAGTGACCCGTGTTTCAGGGTCACTCGTGAGATTGCCAACGATCCATAGTTTCTGCATTTATGCCGCTCCCTTCTTCGCTCGCATGTCCTTAGTCATCTGTGCCTTGATAAGCTCGTAAGCCGTTATAGTCACGTCTTCCGGCCTGTTGAATCCATACTTAGCCATCAGCTCAACCAACTTCGATGCGTACTCATCGCCGTATACATACTTGGCATTCTGCGTTAATTTTTCGATATCAGTCTTTGAGAGTGTAGGTGTCTGGACTGTGACCGTTGCCGGAGCGCTCGCTTTCGGGTGTTCGATGCTGACTGACTCAACTGGTGTCGCTCCTGCTGTCGCATCCGTATCAGGAAGGTCTTCCCCGGCGTAGATGTACAGCCCAAGCCCGTGACGGGCGACCGCCTTTGTCAATGACCTTTGAATCGCCTTATTAACATCGAAACTCGTGATTTGCTCCAACGGGATAGAACGGTTTTTGAAGTCCATGACGGGCAAATATTCGATGTATTCCTTTCCCTCTACGGTCACGCCCGTCTTCACCCATGCCGTGCGTCCGTCTGTGTGGTAGTTCCAGCCGTCCTTGTTCTCGTAGATTGTGTAAGTGCTGTCCGGGTACTGCTTCAGCAGTTCGCCCCATGCCCACGCCCAAGAAAGATAAGTCAGTCCGTTTTTCTTTTCGGTATGCTCATTGACATTGATTTGACTTAGCTTTTCAAATACAGTCATATTGTCCCCCTTGCATTATTTTCTGTTTCGTGATAACATAATGGTGCGAAGCCCATTCGCTTGTCTTGCCCCCTTGGTTGCGCCAACGACCAAAGGGGCACTTTTCATACTGCCAGCTTTCTCTCACACTCTGCCATGTGAACAAACCGTAACGGGTCTGTGTGCGGCTCGTAGTCATCTTCCAACCAGTACGGATGTTCAGGGTCGTACTCGTCAGATACTACTTCGTCTTCTTCGTAGTCATCTTCGTGCTGGTAACTGGTCGAGTGATTGCTCTCGTACATGTAATCATCATCCAGAGGAGCGCTTGCCAGCGGATAGTAGATGTTTTTCATGTTGCCCTCCATCAAAATCTTTCTATGAACACCCGGCGCTGACGCTTCCGGGGAATCCATGACCAGTTCTTAACCAGATACATGAACAACGCCACCATCAGGATTGCCGCTATCACATACAGGACGAACCATGCGGCTTCATTCTCATTGACCGTCCGAACGGCCAGCCGAGCTTCGGCTAAGATGCGTTCCGTACTCATGCCGCTCTCCTGTTCCAGCGCTTCAGGGCGCTCACATACGCCTGTTGCAGCGTGTAGTCACGATCCTCTACCCAACGGTGTCCAGCGTAGCCGCTCACCTGCATGTCGCAGTCTCCGCACTTGATGGTAACAACTTGCAGGTCATTCATCTTGATCCACTTCGGATTGTCCATCAGCACATTCTTGCTACCACAGCACGGACACCGCTTTGCCAGCCTTGCCTTTACTTCAGACGCTACTTCCATTTTGCCCTCCTTTTGCCGCCTCAGGCGGTCTTTTTATGCCCGCTTTCGTCTTTGCCCTTCTGCTTCCAAATCAGTTCGTCAATGCTTACGCCCAGCGTGAAAGCTAACTTCGGCAAGCTCTCAACCTTTGGATGGGTCAGACCTTTTTCCCACTGGCTCACACTACCTTGCGTTACGTTCATCAGCTTTGCCAGTCTGCCCTGAGAAATGCCCATTGCCATCCTTCGCCGTCTAATCACCTCACCCAACAGCTTTATCACCTCCGTTTTAGTACCATCTTTTAGGTACACTATAATTATAGCGCCTTTTTTCTAAAAAGTCAATAGTATTTCTAAAAAAATATAGAAATATTTTAGCGTTTCTAATATAATAAACATCGAGGGGGTGAACATAATGCTTGGCGACAAAATCAAAGAACTGCGCATCAAGAGTGGGCTGAATCAAACACAATTCGGGAAACGTATCTTTGTAACACCGGGAGCAGTCAGCCAATGGGAAAAAGGCATGACGCGCCCAGACACAGAACGGCTGTTGCAGATGGCAAAAGAGTTCGGCGTGCCTTTGGACTACTTCAATGACACTACAGATATCATCATTGATAAGAGCATAATTGCTATCAACAGGCGTGCCGTCCCGATCGTTGGGGCAATTGCTTGCGGCATACCTATAACAGCGGAACAGAACATTGACGGATATGCCGACCTTCCTGAAAGCGTCAGAGCTGACTTTGCCTTGCGCTGTCGCGGCGATTCGATGACCCCTACCTTCAGCGATGGGGATATAGTGCTACTGCGCCAGCAACCAGACGTTCAAGATGGGCAAATTGCCGCTGTTATTATCAACGGCGAAGCAACCCTGAAGCACGTTTATCATGAGCCAGCCGGTCTACTCCTTGTCGCGGATAATCCTGCATATGCTCCAATGCACATCACTCAGTCTGAAGGCGAATTTACACGGATACAAGGGCTTGCCGTTGGATTTACAAGAATGTTCAGGTGAGGTGTGGTTATGGCAAAGAAAAGTATCATTCCGGGTTTTAGCTGGAAACGTGCGCTTGGTATTACATCAGCTAAACAAAAAATTGCAAAGTCATCAGGAATACCATTAACAAAGCAAGGTAGAAAAAGAAAAGTAGAGCGCACATTATTTAAGGCGCTATTCTGAAAGCCGAAACGGAGAAAGTAATGCCGCGTCAAAAGAAGCAACGCCTGAAAGAGCGCTCAGACGGTCGCTATAAATGCGTATACAACGGACGGCAGTTCTACGGCGCGACCTCTGAAGAAGCGCTCGCCAAGCGCGAAGAATACAAGCGTCAGGAAGCCACAGGAGAAGTCTTGCGCGAAGTCAATCTGACCGTATCAGCATACGCGAAGAAATGGTTGCCGCTCCACAAAGCGGATGTTTCCCCAAAATGCTACAGGGACTATAAGAAACAACTTGAAGCCCTGACCGCTGTTATCGGTGACATGAAAATACACACCGTGACCGTGGATGATGCCGCCGCTGTATGGATACACTTTGCCGGGTATTCAGCGTCCACCATCCACCGCGCGAAAATGCTCTATGTTGCTCTTTTTGATTCCGCGATTGAAAATGACCTATGCCGGAAGAATCCATTCCGTGGGCGGTTCGCACAGCCCCCAAAGGGAACGACAGGCAGTCACCGCTGTATCACGGACGAAGAAAAGCGGCTTATCCTGACCACTTCACACAGGGTACAGCTTGCCGCGCTAATCATGCTCTATGCAGGACTCAGGCGCGGTGAAGTCCTCGCCCTGACGCATGATGATATCGACCTTGATGCAAATACTATCATCATCAGCAAGGCAGTTCGCTTCGTTGGCAATCAGCCTGTCACGGTTGCCCCTAAAACCGCCGCTGGCGTGCGTCTCGTGCCCATCTTCTCAACTATACGCCCATACCTAAAAAACGCACCAGAGCGCATCCTGAGCGCCCAGAAGGGCGGAGAAATGACGGATACCGCTTTCCGCAGAGCATGGGACAGCTACCTTCATGCTCTGTCCGTATCGGCTGGTCACCCGGTCAGCATCCGGCCTCATGACCTTCGGCACACCTACTGCACCATGCTTCGGGACGCTGGCGTGGATATGAAACAAGCCATGCTCTGGATGGGTCATTCTGACGAGAAAATGATTCTGCATGTTTATGACCACATCAACGAAAAAAGGACGCAAAACAGCGTTTCTCAGGTCGAAAAACTGCTTGAAAAGGTTCAAAATGAGGTTCAACCGCCGCCAATAATAACAATATTGCCTGATACTACAGAAGAAAAAAGCATTTCCGTGTCAGACTCCGACTCTGAAGGCCATGCGTTCGAATCGCACCGGGCGTACCAAAGGAAAAGCTGAGAAACACTAAGTTTCCCGGCTTTTTCGTTTTCTGTTCTCTATAAGTTTGACTATGATAAAAGGTTCAGAAAAGGTTCAAACGAGGTTCAGAGAATCAATAAAAAAAGCCCCTGCCGAAGCAGGGGACTGATTATTGATTATGAATTTTCTTCGGGCGGTTTTTCTTCAGGCGTTACGATGTTGTCTTTGTAATACTGTGCGTTGCTGATACCAAGCAGAGCGCCTAACAAGGTGCAAACCACAGCGGATGTTTTTGCTACTTCCTCGGCAAAAGGAAAACCCCAGATTGCCGCCAGCCCGACATATGCGGTAGTAATGGCAGGAATAACAATCATAACGATCCATTTAAGAACATCATATACTTTATTATTCATAACCATTGTGTTATCTCCTTTCGATCAGTTGTCCTTAGTGGGAAGTGCGAGGAATTTCTTCCTGATATCTTCCATTACGCCGTTCTGGCCAAGCTTCTCATACTGCTTCCAGCAATTGTCGAAACTCTCCCGGGCGTAAATCGGAGCGAAGCCTTTTTCCAGATATGTGTTATAGTAAGTAATCATCTGAGCTCTCAACAGAGCCTGAACACCTAACTGTAAGGCTTTGATACGGGCATACACATAAGCCAGTATCCCGCCTACGACTGTGACAAACGACACAATCCAGCCCCAGTTATCCTGCATAAACGTCATGAAGTTCAATCAACGTCCCTTCTTTCTGTAGCCGTTCGCTCTTCGCTGAACAGCGTGTTCTATAATTGCCGTCCGTGCTTCGTGTTCAAGGTGCTTCACTTTGCGTATCTGCTCGCGGTATCTGGAATATACCGTATAGCGCTCACAGTCCGCGTGACATGATGCAGAGCGCACCGTGCATTCCCTGCACGGACAATGTACTGGTTTAATCATTTCAAAAGCCTTTCGACTATCCCAAGCGCTTGCTTCAGGTGTTCCCGAAGTTCGACCAGTTCAGTCCGCTCCGGCTCTTTCGGTTCTTCCGGCTCATCATGACCAGCCATCCGCGCCGCAAGAATATCAAGCGTCTGCTGTCCAGCGATTCCATCAACGGTCAGCCCTTCCGCACTCTGAAACGCTTTGACTGCTTCAACGGTTTTGTTCCCGAAAATACCGTCAGCAGTTCCGCAGTTGTACCCCAGTGCGTTCAGGTACACTTGCATCGTCCGCACGTCTTCGCCCTTCATGCCTTTTTTGAGCATACGGGTAAACGCTCCTTTCACCAGTTTCGCCAGTTCTTCGGGCGTGTACAGTCCCTTGGGGATAGCCCACTTCTGCCAGTCACGGCCTGAGAGCATATCGTCCTTGACTTCTCCAGAGCAATGCAAGACTCGACCGCCGCCGACATAAAGCCCAGTATGCCCCATGTCGCCCGTGAACACACAGCAGATGCACTCAGGAAGGAAAGCTATCTCGCCTTTTGCGTCCCAGTTGTTATCACTCCATTGCCGCGCAACATAACCTCCCGTTATGTCGATTACAGCCTTGAGCAAGCACCAATGTGTGAAGCCCCTGCAATCAAAGGCAAGCTTTCCTTCGTATTTGCATCCGGCGCATGTAGACTGACTGCCATTCAGCACAGGACAGCGCTTGTAAGTGATTGCTCGCTGTGACGGATTGTAGTTAGCATAGCGCTTTCGAAGCGAGACTGTACACAATTGCCCCCACGTCCCATAGACGTAAGGGCTTCCGATTTGTGATTCTGCGGCACTTATGACCGCTTCTGCTTTTGTCATTCGTACCACCCCCCGTTTGGGTTATCGGTTCAGCCTAAAAGTGTTATTTAAATCATCAGGTTTTACTTACTAAAGGTTTCCCTTAACTTCCCGACATTTTTGCCGGGGACATTTGCGCAGTGTTCCCTCTGACATCTCTGCGCTACATCGTCACCCCAACCATCCGCTAAGAGCGGAGACGATGCCCCCTATTTGGCGCCCATGTTAAACTCCTATTTACAACTCAAAAATCATTGTGCCAACATAATTCGATAACGAATTATTAAACAATGCTGTGTTATTCGGGCGAATCCTTTACACAAGCCCGTATTTCAGTACACCGACCAGTATATCTTTCTTATTGCCAACCAAATTGAGCGTGAACGGTTTCGTCATGCTTGTCGCGCCCATGATGATTCCGTTCTCATACGGCGATTGATAATGCGTATAGGCGAATGGCGGCAATCCGAAACGCCCGGTGTTATCATAGCTTGTATACCCATCAATCGCTTTGGCAGTATAAACGTGGATCAGTTTCTGCTTATCCAAATCGAAGAAATATAACGGTAATTCAGTCTCGCCTGTGGCGCCGGCTTCCATCCGGTCAATAAACAGCAGTCCATACGGATGCTGAAGCAACGCAGTTCCATATCCTGCCGCTCCAGTTTTGGACAGTTCACAAACCTTTGTTAGCGTACTAAAATCAAGATATCCATCATGCCCACGGGCAACACGATATAAAGCGTGTTCTGCGTTTGTAGAATCCGTTTGATAGTACATTCCATCTTCCACAAATATCATACCGACTGTACGACTTACCTGACTCTGCGGAGCATTCTGATTGACCCACGTTGTGCCGTTGTCCTTTGACATGAAAATCTTGACCTGATAGGTAACATCGCCACTCGTTGCAATCCAAGCCCCGGAATAGAAGTCGAAATTCACAGTATGGAAATGTCCAATTTCCTGCCCCGGATGCGTTCCTTCGCCACTTTCATAATGCCGTACATACTGTGTGAATACCCTTGTCCAGCAACTTGGCGTATTATACGGTTTCACAACCTTCCAAATATAAATAGGAGTATCGTTATCGTCTGCATCCCATCCGCGATATTCTCCAAACATGAAGAAATCGCCGTTATAGCTGTGGTCAATACCGCTGTCTACGGCAAACCCAAACGGTTTTATATCATCTCCGAAATCTATGATATACGGATTATTATAATCTCCATGCGGATATATGATCGGGTTGCTCCTAACCCTGTTATTATACGGGCGTTTAAGGAAAATTAAATCACCATCTTTTGTGATAGTGCCGTGGTATTCCTGACAGTTTGCGCCCCCAGCGAGAGATTTGTTCCATTCGCAAAGATATTTCGGATTATTGTAAACCAGTTCGCTATAATATAATTTCTGTTCCGCTTCGTTCAAATACAGATATCCCTTTGGGCATGGAACTCGTCCGTTCGGAGTGACCCCATAATAGGTATTATCGGTTTTAATCGCAATCAGATACAGATTCCCGTTAAACTGCGTACCGATTTCAAGCGGTAAATCCGTTGTTTCAAATTTGGGGATGTATTTTGTGGCGGTTTCTAAGTCGGCTTTTGTTGCTAATTCGACCCCCATGAGAGAGAACTGCGGAAGCGGCGTTTCATTGGATTCGTAAATAACGCAATCAACATCAAGCGTAATAGGTTCTGAGGTAAACGATAGGAACAGATAGCACGATGTATATCCTGCTATGTTCTGGAAATCATAATCCGCATAATAGTCTACGGCATCATTTGTATAGCGGAAAATCTCAGTTATTGTATTATTTTTGATTCCGAATAGAATAAACCTGTTTTTATACCCAATTGTGCTGATATGATAATATTTGTCTGCTGATGTATCAAACAGCGTACCCCATGCCTGATTAGAATCAGCAAGCGTGTTGCCGCTAACATATTTGTTGACATATCCGCTGAAAATATTACTATACGGCAACGATTCCCGGATTGATTCCTGTGCCGCGACTGCGGTTTGCTCTCTGTCGTAAATCGGCACACCATTAAATTTAATGTCATTCAGTTCGCCAATTTTTTCAATAATACTGCATGTGGCATCGAAGTCATCCGTACCATTATTAAGCCATACAAACAGATATTTGTAATTGTCAGTATTGGTGTATGTATAACTGTTTGATGCTCCGGGCGTACCATTATAACGCCATGCAAGCGTTGCATCAGCTTCAAAACTGTTGCCCGTTGCAACAGCGAAGCGGTTATATGTTCCGCTCGTTTCAATATCGTAAATGCCGCCGTTTTGCATTTCGGCAACGGCAATATAGCCGCTTAAACCAATCTTTAATGTTAAGTTGTTGAAAGTGCCAAGCGTATAATTGCCATCAAATTTCTCTGTTATTTTAGCATTTGCCATATAATCAACGGCGTTCTCCAAACTGTCAACCCTGTCCTTTATGAGAACGCCGTTCACAGTAACCTCGTACCCTGTATCAAGGTACTCATTAACCACAAGATAAGCACTTTCGGCAGGGGCAATCAATTCAAGATTTGTTGCCGTTGCATTTGCCGGGAACGCTTCAATTATTGTGCCATCTGATTTAGCAAAACCGTATAACCTTGATGCCGCACCGTAAGATTTGCCGCTGATCGTAAATTTGTCACCGGATACACACGCAAAAGCCGCGCATTTATAATACTGGTTGGCGGTTGGCGATCCTATTGTAACGCTACCTTCACCAATCCTATATGCTCCGCTCGTTTCAATCGGATAGTCTGTATAGCCAACAGCGCTCTTTAAGTCTCTAACTTGGTCGCCAGTAGCCTTCGCATCCGCCGCCACTCCTGACTGTGTGAGCGTGGTATCTGTGCCCTGTCCAGCGACCGAAGCAATGGAAGCAATCATCGTGTCCTTCTGCGCTTCAATGCCGTCAATGGCGGTCTGAGCATTGGCAAGGATGGTCGGGATTTCGTCAAGCTTCGCTTCGATCTCAGCCAGCGAAAGCGTGATGCGACTGCCGGGGTCTACGATGGTATCCGTGCTGGATACGTCCACATTATAGATTGCTTTCAGGACTGTCGTTCTTACGTCTCCGCTTACGATCTGAATGCTCACACCGATTTGGCCTTGAAGCGCGAAGCAGTCACCAGTCAGCGTGATTGATGCCACATTGCCGCTCAGAGTGCCATCAAGCGCGACCGTTGCACCGTCAGGGCAGACAACCGCACCGACAACCGTGCCGCCGCCTGTATACGCTTCTTCGCCGTTGTAGAGGGCAACGCTGACCACGTTAGACAGATTGTCCGCGTTGAACGCGACCAGCCCGCAGTCCGTCCGCACCTGGCATTTCTGCGTCAAGTCCTGCACAAAGTTATTCTGAAACTGTACCATCATCTTCTCCTTTCGCGCTCTCGTTTTTCTGCTGATTCGTCAGCGCCGCTATGGAAGCATCAAGCAGTTCAAAAACGGCGTTGATTTTCCGCACATTCTCGCGCCCTGATACTGGAATCGTGCCGATGATTTTTTCTGCTTCTCCGATTGCTTCAATAACCGTCATTGTTTTCTCCTTCTGTTATGATGATGTACGCGTATAATAGGTAGTGGTGTCGGGTGTTCCTGCTTCGTAGAGGTCGGTACGTGTACCATCCCCCAAATAATAGTATGTCCCGGATGAGCTTGCCGGGTATGCAGTAATATCGCTCCCTGACGTATAATAGGTCTGTGTCGCTTGTGTTGCGCTACCTACCATCGAATACCATAGAGATGTCGGTGTTTCAGTCTTCGGATGCGATTTGAAGTATATAGGTGTGCCGCGCTGATGAATCGTTGTAGAAGAACCAACGCGAATGCTACCGCCAGTTTTCCGCAAATAAACCGTCCCTGCAGACGCGCCTTGTGGTGTTACTGTGGCGTGGCTGAACTCAGATTCGCAATCATCATAACCCTCTTGCCATCCGGCAGACCAAGCATAAGCCCCGTCAACTTCTATCGTGTCAGAATATGTGCCAACATTATTACCGGAGGCGTATACGCCGACTTCGAAGCCGCCGTGGGTAAACAACGCTGGTTTCCACGTCTGCGAAGACTTCGTAATCGCTGTGATAACGCCCCCCTTGTTAAAATTTACAGTTGTACCATCGCCTTTCGTGAGCGTGAGCGTGTTCCCGGAAACTGAGGCGTTGACGACAAAATTGTCAAGGTCGTATTCATTTAGTGTGCTGGCTTGTATAGAATCTGTGCTCACATGACCAGCTTCAACGGTTGACTCTGTAGATAGGCCATTGTCAAAATACGCTTGGCCCGTAACATCAAGTTGCGTATCCACATACAAATGATCGATATGGACATTACCAAGCCCAGCAATATCAGACTCAAGAGATGATGTGGTGACCATCCCATCCACCACCAGATTGCCGCCGGTGATAGTCACATTTCCGCACTCAACCGAAAGCTGTGTAGAAACATCGCCTTTTGAAACCTTGAGCGCTATTTCAGACGCATTCTGGCTTATTTTTGAATACAGCCCACCGCCAGTATTCACGAATATGGGGTCGCCATGTGCATCTACCACCAGCGTTCCGTCTGCGTTCAACTGTGCGCCAGTACCGACTGCGAGCGCATTGATGCCTGTGCGGTCAATAGTCAACTGTGCGCCCTGCGCCACAATGTCGCTCTTAGCTTCTGCCAGTTCGGCAGACGTGACCTCCAGCCCAAGTTCGTTCGCCTGAATATTCGTCACGAACAGCGAATCCTGAAACTCGCCGTCATTCTGACCGCCACCGCCACCGCCGCCACCGCCAGCGGCTTTCTTCGTTTCGCGGTTTATATAGATTATATTCGGAATATATGTCCCTATTGTTACGCGGCTCTGCAAGGGGTCGTTCAAATCTTCCGTATACTGGATGATTTCAAGCGACAGGATAATCCCCGTGGGTCTGATTTCGGTCAGCGCCGTATCATGCAGACGGATAGGCACATCGTTATATCCCAGCCTGTAAAGGTCGGTTACAAGGCTGTCGATGGTAACATCAGGATGGTTCAGCGTCTTCAGGCTTTCCCACGTCTTCTCAAGCAGGATTTCAGGGTCGGAAATATCGCCATTCTGATAATATCCGAAGCGCGGTCTTCCGTTCCGACCGAATGCCGCCGTTGCGTCAGGGTCTACCAAATACGCCTGTCCTGCTGGTTTCGCCGGGTGGTCTGCTGTTGCTTCCCACACCACGTCTTCAAACGTGATGGGAGCGCTGACCTTCTGCCCGTCAACGGTGGTCGATTCGCTCTTGCCGTAAGCGTACAGCGCGGTCTTGACCTTTGAATCGTCCCACGTTACGCCCAGTTCATCGGCGTTCTTCTCAAGACTCAGCCTGAGTCCGCGCCATGTGCCGCCAGCAGGGATAATATCAAGGTATCTGCCAGTTATCCCGGTCGCTCCGACTGTTACACGAGGCAGGATGTACACGTTCCAGTTGTTCTCAATGCTCCGCACATCCTGCCATACATTGGACATGCTCACATTTGCGCTTGAAACGCCCTCTGACGTGTCCGTGCCGACTGCCCAGCCTGTTCCATCAAGTAGCTCTGCGAGCGCCGCAGAAGCCGTTATATCCGTCCATTCAGCGCCTTTGAAATGCTCGTCCGTCAGTTCAGCAATGCAGATGTGTTCCGCCGTGATTTCCTGATAGTGGTCTGGTTCGTACAGCTTCGCCTTCCGAATCTCGAACACTTGCCAACTGCCGGAAACGTCCGTATACCCCACCAACATCCCGCGCTGGATGGCCTTGTTTTCGTCATACGGGTACAGGATTTGCAGACTCATTTCCTCATGCACAACGGTCGCTGTCTCGTCATCGTTGCGCTCAAATAGGATGCCCCCTGCCTGACTAAAAAACTTGAATCGCATTATTCCCACCTCTCACGCCAGCGCACCGTGCCTGTGCCGATAACCGTCTGAGTGCCGACCTTCGGAAGAATGAAACTGCTGTCGAAGGTGTACTGAGGCATGATGCTCGTACCGTTCACATCAGCGGTCTGTCTGTTCAGGTTGATGGTCAGTTTCCCCGCCGGGATCGCAGAGAAAGTCATGGTATCTGTGCCGTCCGAATAGCTCTGGTTTGTCGCCGATGCGCTCAGAGTGCGCTCTATCTGCATCAGGGGCGGCGCGTTACCGCCGACATAAAACGTTGTATCGCAGTTCGCAGTCTTCTCCATGATGCTGTTCCAGTACGGGTTGTCCATTGTCGTGAACGTGATATTGAGGCGGCTTTCCCACCATTGGCGGGTCGAAGGTTCTGGCAACTGCGTGCAGATACACTCAAGGTACACATTATCCCGGAACGGGAGCGACAGCTTTTTAGGCTTGTCGCTCCGCGCCCAGTTCGTAATACTCATTAGCTGACGTTCACGCTGTGTGCGGTCATTGGTCAACAGCGCGAAAGTGATAGTGACCGTCCGCGCACCGCCCGTCATCCTGACGAACTCCTGTCCCCAACGGATGGGACGTTGGCGAGCCGTAGCTCCCATGCTGATAGGCGAAACGCGGATATCTTCGACCTTAACAGGCACAATGGTTTCAAGCGCTACGCCATCAAAATATATCATTGCTGGAATCCGCTCCTTTCCATCGCCCTGAAGCTGTCCGCCTGACGCGCGGAAATGACCCTGCCGACAGTCTGCCCGTCAAGGTACACATTGCCACCGCCCTTGACGTTCGCGCCGACAGAAGCGCCCAGCGCGTCATAATCAATCGTATTCCGCACACCAGCACCGCCGTACTTGAAGTTGCGCCAAATCTTCGCTTCTTCGGCAGTCAGCACGCTCTCACCCTCATGCAGAGCGGCAAGATAGTTATTGAACGGGATGTAGTCGATACCTGAAGCAAAACTGCCGTCCAGCTTGAAGTTGAAGCCGCCGAACGACAGCCGATTGTTGACGAAGCCGAACTTCCCGGTGCTTCCGATCTGACTCAGCACCTTGTTGAGCGCATTGACTTGTGCCTGTACCGCGCCGATTTTTGACTGGATACCGTTTGCAATACCCTGCACGGTCGCCGCCATCGCGTTTGATGCTTCCTCATCAAGATTCAGGTTGTTGATTGCTTCTGTGGCAGAGTCCACCAGCCCTTGAAACGCTTGGTCGGTCTTTAGCTGTTGGTCGGCAAGGGTGTTCGCCAGCTTTTCACGCTCTGCCGCTACCGCCGCATAAGTATCATTGATTTTCTGTACTTGCTCATCATTCGCCTGAACGTCTTTGCCCGTCAGGCCAGCCAAATAATCATAGCTCTGTGTACTGCCGTCTGACAGCGCAGAAATCACGTCCTCGCTGAAGCCCAGCGTCCGCGCACGCTCCAGCATCGCGCTATAGTTCTCATAATATGAAAGCTGTTTTTCAAGCGCCGTCTGCATCTTGTTGATGGTCTGAACGGCTTCGCCAGCGCCTTCAAGCTTGACTTGTATCGCCTTTTTCTCAGATTCATCCGAAGTCTTGGCGAGTATGTCTTGCAGTTCTTGATATTTTGATTTTGCCGTATCTATCGGCCCAAATGCACCGCTCAGCCCTTGAAGCGTTGAGCGCACGTTGTCAACGGTTTTCTGGTAGTACTTTTGCACCTCTTCCAGCGCAGAAGTGGCGCTTTTGTATGCGTCCTGAACTTCTTTTTCCGACTGTGCAAGCTCTGTGTTTGCTTCCGCCGCTTGCTTTGCCGCATCAGCAGACTTGTTTGCCGCTTCTGATTCCTCACCGTAGACTTCGGTTAAGTTCTCGCCCTCGCGCTCCCATTCATCAACCGCTTTCCGGTATTCTTGTGTGCGTTTTCCGTATTCATCAACAGCTTGCGCCCACGCCTTAACACCAGACTCGCTATCATTCCATATGTTAAGAAGCTCTTTTGATTCGCTTGTGCCGTAGTCCTTCAAAAGCCCGCCAAAACTGCCGCGCATCAAATCTCTTACGGCAGTCGGAACATCCGCGAAGCCCATTGATTTTGCAAGCTCTTTTGCACGGTTGATTCTGTCGCGGTGATTTGCTTCGGCGTTTATAACATCCAAATGCAAGCCTGTTAAATCAGAAAATGCATTTTGTATGATTTGGCCTTTTTGTCTGTGAGCTTCCCACATGACGCTTGCGGTCGAGTATTGTTGCCACGCCTTGATATAATCAAGGACAGCTTGCGTGCCGCCCTCAATATGCCCTGTGTTGGTGTCAATGATTTCAGACAGGCCGGGAATCGTCTTTACCAATTCTTGGCACGTTCTAAGCCATAACGTCTGTGAATCTTCTACACCGTCAGTATCAATACCCAACGCCTGAAGCGCTCGCCCTGCCTCGCCGGAATTGCTCGAAAGTTCTCTGAATCCTTGCGCCAACTGAGAAAAGAAGCTGTTTTCGCCCTCTTTTTTACCCAGCTCTTCAAGTTGGGTGATAAAGTCTTCGCCAAGCCCTTCTTTGCCAAGAGAATCAAAGTCGCCAACAAGCCCGCCAAGAAGCGCTTTCCATGCTTCAAGGTTTTCACCAGTTTCAGGCGTAGCTTCTTCCATACGTTTCAGCATGGCGGCTACTTCTTCGGGGTTCTTTCCAGTCAGTTCACCAATTGCGCTCGCGTTTTCGCGTAGAACGGAAGTAATTTCTTCCCATGCGGCTTTTTTCTTCGCAGGGTCATTACTGGTCAGCGCTTCAGACATGGCAGTAATACGCTCTGCCGCATTCTCGCCGAAAACGCCCTTTGTAGTATCAGCGCTGTTCAGGGTGTTAAGCAGGGTCGACCATTGCTCTTGCTCTGATCCATCAATCGTCTTTGCCTTTTGGCTGAACGTGTCGACCGCCGATGCCGCAGTAGTCAGCCCTGAAGCATCGATTTCATTTAATACATTAACAAGCTCGCGCGCTTTTTGAGCAGTCGCTTCAATTTCTGCTGTTTTCTTTGCCGCATCCTTGCCAACATCCGAAATCTCATCCAGCACCGTGCGTTTTGGGACTTTGGTAAGCTCTAAAAGCATATCAGCAATCCCTGAAGTTACGGGTTCTATAACGCCCATCAACAGCGTTCCTGCTGACGTTTTGATGCTGTCGATGGCAGTCTCAATCCTGCGCTGACTGTTCGCGTACCCGTCAGCCGTCCGCGCGAAGTCGCCCTGCGCGTCTGCTGTGGCTTGCATCAGGTATTGATATCTGAGCATCGTCTGCTCGCCCTGACTCATCTGGTCAAAGGCTTTCGTGATGCCCTGTGTCATGGCGTAGGCTTCAAGGTTCGCCACGCTCATGTTGATGCCCAGTTGCTTCAGCGGCTCAGTCTCGCCAGAAATACCCGACCTGATTTTCTGGAACGCCGTGTCGAAGTCCAGATTGTAGAACGATGCCATGTCAGCCGCAAGCCCAGCAAGGTCGGTCGACATATTAACGATTTCCGGCCCAGCCAGCCCAGACGATTTCATCATCGCGCCAAGCGTAGACGTGAAGCGCTTTGCCTGAATCTCTGTCAAGCCAAACTGAGACTGTGCAGACTTCGCCCAGCTTTCGATCTGAGCCGCGCCGTCCCCGAATGTCACATCGACAACGTTCTGCACTTCCTGAAGGTCGGACGCAAGCGCGATTGCATCATTGCCGAAGTCAAGCAGGGCTTGTCCGATCTTGGCGGCAGAGAACGCCGCTCCAATCTTCGTGAGCATCCCTGTGAACTTACTTTCGATGCTCTGCGTAGACTGCCCAGCCGCAGAGTCCCACTTCTTCCCGGCCTGTTCCATAGCTTTTGTAACATCATTGATTGATGCTATAGCTTTCTTGCCGTCCGCGCTGATTTCAAATACAACTTGTCCGTCAGGCACTCTGTTGTTCACCTCTCTTCGCCAGCGCTAACAAGCTCGCCGCCGTCCTGTGCAGACTGCTCTGATAGCTCTGTTCGCGCTCTTTCTCGCTCATCCTGATTGCGTGCATAG